TAAATTATTGTATAAACACTCTTTCTTTGCGTAGATGTGATAAACCTTTTCCATAAAAATTTTTTGCGCGGAATTTTTTTTCCAATTATGAATTTGACTTTCGCATTATATATCGAGGTCGAATTGTCACCTCTGTAGGTTAGGGTAGTTAGCGTTTTTTATATACGGGCACGCGGCGCAACGCCATAACAACGCGGCATCAAAACACTGTGTTTCACTGATACCCACTGCCATCATATCACGGAGACTAACTGATGTCAACCCCCGTGTTCTTAAGTATCACATAGACTGCCAATCTACCAACGGACAGGTACACTCAGGTCTTCTACGTAGCTGTCAATAATCCTCTCAGAGCCTTCAAGTTCAAAGAGATCCTCCCATGAAATCTGATGCGGGTCAAAGTCATCCATAACCTCTAAATCCAACGTAATTCTATAACGTTGTTTCTGTGCCTGACTGATAGCGACTGACATGAGACTGACTCCGTGGGTGATACTTAATGAGTATAGAATGTCTGAGCGATATTGTCAATCTTCCAATCAGTATTTATAAGAGAGACTGATATTTTTACGTTGTCAATCCCTGGAAAAACTTATGAGCGGGGTCTTGACATTTCTGCGAGTTGCTGTTAGACTGCGGGCAAAGATCACTACTCTATGACACATTTAATTGAGAATAAAAAGACCCTCAAAGTAACTACGGAGACCCTCTGAATACCCCCCTGAGTATATCTCTGACAGATATTCTCAAGAACGATATAAACAAAGGAAAGCCATTTATAAAGCCTTTTTTAATAGTTTTTTGACCCAATCTTGTATATATGGGTACAGAAAAGGGGGGATTTTATGCCCCCCCGGTGTTACTCTCAGAACAGCAGATCTGCGATTTCGTTCATAGTTTTCTCACTCTCAATATCAGCAACGATAACATCGAGGATCTGAAGAATTTCATCACCAGTGTTACCAACGCGGAGCATACCAAGTGCAGTTGAACGAGTCATTTTAAGAAAAAAAAGTAATAGTTTGGTCTGGTTAAAACTGGGTCTTACGTTGTGAATCAGTCTCCCAATTCTGTACAGCCCAGAGTGTTAGTCAGATGAAGTAATTATAGAGGGGAAAGGGTTAGTAACCCCTCTATGATTACATCAGG